TTTTATTTAATTTAAATAGTCTTGTTGATGTATCTTTATTATTTGATTTAAATCTGATATTCAAATTATTATAATATAAATCCTTATTAAAATTATCATTCAAATAATAACGACCACTTATTTTTGCATAATTATTAAAAATTAAATTATTTTTAATTATATAATTAATTAATTCTATAGTCATTATTCCTTCTGCAAATGATTTTATAACTCCAAATATATATTTATGTAATTCTTTATTATCCCACAAATTTAAAAAATAATCCGTATTTTCTTTTAAATAATCTAATTGTTCCTTATTTGTTTCATAATTAGAACATTCCACTATCATTATTTTAGCTTCTGGTATTTTTTCTTTTATTGAAATTATCGTTTTTTTTGTTTGTTCAAATCTTTCATCTCTACTAAAAACTGAACGTATAGCTGAATAATTTAAAGGAATATTTGGAGTATCTATTACAGATGTTATTATAAATAATAATGAATTCATTTTATTTAGTTCTTAATTTAATCTCCTTAAATACAATAAATTAATCTATTATTTTTTCTATTGGCTGATATTTATTAAATTTATTATTAAATATACATCTATATTTAATTGTAAATGTTAAATTTTTATCTTTGAACTCATTTCTTAAATTCATACTATCTTTAATTGTAGGAACTAATGCTATTCCTATTTTATTTGCTGTTAATATATTGAAATTATCATATAAATAATAAATATCTGCATTATCCGTTTTTGCAATCCATAAAATTTTATCTTTTTCATCATCTCTTGTTATTAATGGTTGCACTGGTATATTTGAAGTTATTATGAAATTTGATGTATTTATTATTGGAACTGATGTTGAATTTAATAATGGTTTAAATTCTGTAATATCTTTAACCTTCTTTTTTACATCCACAATAACCTTATCATCAAAATTAATCAATTTAGGTTTATGTTTTAAATAATAAGAATAGAAATATAAACCTCTTGAAGTATAATTTAATTTTTCTGCCTGTTCTGTTAATTCCTTTAATGATGATTTTGAAATATAATAATAACTCTTTACTTTATAAGAACATATATCACAAATATCATCTGGTGTATATTTATCATTTAATAAATTATAAATTATTTCTAAACGTTTCGGTAAAATTAAATTATCCAGTTTTTTACCTTCATATGCTATTATATCATTTATAATAAATATCCACTTACTATCTTTCGTTTTTACCATTTCACCTTCGAGAAGAGTATTTAAAAATAAAGAAGGAGCAAATAAACCTCTACCTAATATTATACGAGGTTTTTCATAACCCGTATGAATTTTCATATCAATATAATATATAATTTCTATATCATTATATTTCGTAAAATAAATATAATAACGATTTCCATTTGTTCTTAAAGACATCAAATGGGGAACTTTTGATAAATGATTTATATTACTCTCATCCAATCTGAAATAATGTTTTTGAATTATTCTTATTCCATATAATAAATGTATTTCATCTAATATTTGGTCTTTTGTTTGATTACATTTAATATTCCAAGCTACTCTATCACCAAATGATATGATACCTGTTTGCATTATTTTTATTAAATCTTATTGAATAAATTATCATTTTTTATTTATATAAATATAAAAAAATGATTTAATATTAAAAAATTTAATTATAATTAAAATGAGTTCATTTTATGCCGTTGCTGTTGGTAAAAAAATTGGTATTTATACCAATTGGGAAGAATGTAAAGCACAAGTTGAAGATTTTCAAGGTGCTATTTATAAGAAATTTGGAACTAATGAAGAAGCTATCGAATTTATAAATGATTTCTCAAATAATATTTATGCATACACTGATGGTGCTTGTATTAATAATGGTAATTCTAATGCTAAAGCTGGTATTGGTATTTATTTCTCTAAAGATAATCCTATGAATGTCTCAAAGGAACTTAAAGGAGAAAAACTTACCAATAATATCGCAGAATTAAAAGCTGTTATTGTTGCAATTAATATTATCAAAAATACTAAATTTAAAAATAAAATTATTGTTACTGATTCTGAATATGTCATTAAATGTGCTACTACTTATGGTGCCAAACTTGCAGAAAGAGATTGGCAACCTAAAAAGGATAAGCCAATTCCAAATCTCGATTTAGTTAAAGAGATTTTCGAATTAACTGAAACTTATGGTATCAAATATAAACATATTATGGCACATACTGGTGCTAAAGATAAACATTCCATCGGAAATTATTATGCTGACTTATTAGCAAATCGTGCAATCGGTGTTGAACCTGAAATGAAAGAAAAATCAGGAAAAATTTATCTTAATGTATCTTATGCTCAGAAAGATGAAGCAAAAGCGAAAGGTGCTAGATGGGATGCAGGAAAAAAACAATGGTATATTTTGGAAAATAATTCTAATAAAGAAGAATTATTAAAGAAATATAAGTGATTTTTTTTATTTATTTATTAAAATCTTCAATCATTATTTTTAATTTTTCTAAATCACTTCCTACCAATTCATTTATTTTTTTTCCATTTTCCAAAAATACAAATGTTGGTATCGATTTTATATTCATTTCATTTGTTAATTTTTCATCTTCATCTATATCCACCTCATAATATTTAATATTATTATAATCTTTAATATAATTTTGATATAAAGGTTTAATTTTTTTACAAGGAATACACCAAGAAGCCGAAAAACAAATAATAGCCTTTTTATCACCACTATTCATTTTTGCTTATTTTAATAATTATAACTTTTATATATATAAATAAAAAAATGATTATTTTAAATTATAAATTAATTTAAAATGTATCCAAAAACTCACAATATAGTTGAATATAAAAAAGAATTATTTATTTATAATTGTGCAGATGAGGTTAAAAGTATTATTGAAAAAGTTATAAAAAATACAATTCATATTTCTTTTGAAACATTTATGACTTATTTAATTAAAAATTTTAAAAAAATAATTACTGATAAATCAAATATAAATAAAGATATTTATATTTATATTACCGAAGATTTTATCGAAAAATCTAATTATTGGATTTATCAATTATTGAATTATTATAAATCTAAAATTGGTTTCAAAGGTAATTTAATTATAATTTCATCTTTAAATGATGAGAAATTAAAAGATAATGATATTATTTTCATTGTAGATGATTGTATTTATTCTGGAGAACAACTTAAATTATTAATTGAGGAAATGAATAATAATAGAAATCTCAAATTAAATATTTATCTCTTTATATCCTTTATGACTAATAAAGGTTTAGATAAGGTTAAAAAAGAATTTAGTGAGAATTCCAATTTAGATAATTGCAAATTATTATTAGTTCATTATATTTATTACATTGATAAATCAATTAATAATTATTTATTTGATAATGAAATTAAAATTTTAGAAGAATATTATTCAATTGATATTAAAAATCGTTATTTAATCTATTTTGACCATAAAATGGCAGATTATTATTCAACTATCCCTTTGATTTATAGTGGTATAGTTGCTAATTCAAAAAATAAAGAATTGTTATTTCAAATTAGAAAAAATAAAAAAATATATTTAAAGAAAGAATTGGATTATATTCAATTTATTAATAAAACAGATGAAATTCGAAATATAAATGTGATGCAACCAGAAATAATTAAACCACCTTATCTAAAATAAAAAAATGATTATTTTATTTATTTTTTTATATTATTAAAAATGTCTTGTAATACTAAAATTTTAGCTAATATTCCAATTATTATTGCTAATAATTCAATTATGAAATTAAATTATTTCAATAAAACTTTAATCGATATTCCTTTAAATATTTATTCTTATAGTCAATCTAAACTTATATTTCAATTAAATCAAAATATTAGTTTTGAAGATACTAAATTATTATGGAATGTTAATGATATTAATAATATTAAAATTAATATTACAAATAATAATAATTATAAATTAGTTGATGATTATATTTATAATTATTATTTACAAAATTATAATTATAATAATATTTATCAATTATCTAAAAATAAGATTTTGGTAAGTACCATTTCAAAGACTTTAAATTCTTCTTGGTTCTTATCAAATCTTTATAAATAAAAAAATGATTATTTTTATTTTTTTTAAATATTTAAAAACATATGTCTTATACTAAAAAAATTTTAAATAATACTATTCCTAGTATCATTTATAAATCTTCTTTAAAATTTAATTATTCAAATAAAGTTTTATTAGATATTCCTTTAAGTATCGAAAAATTTAATTATAATAATATTATATTTGATACTAAACGCAATATTAAATTTAATGATACCAAAATATTTTGGAATGTTTGTAATATCAATCAAATTAAAATTATTATTAATATCAACAATTTTGATTTGATTGATAATTATATTTATAATTATAAATTAATTAATTTTAATAATAATACATATCATTTAATTTATAATAATAAAATTATGATAACTCCTTTTTCAAAGATGTTAAATTCTTGCTGGTTCTTATCAAATCTTTATAAATAAAAAAATGATTATTTTTTATTTTTTCAATTTTTAAACTTAAAAATAAACATTATTGTATAATATAATTATGGGTAAAAAATGGGTATATGTATTAAAAAATACTAATAATGAATATAATAATATATATATAGGTGAAACTTTTAGACTATTTAGAAGATTTTATGAACATTTAGAAGGTTATGGTGCAAAAAATACAAGTGATTTTCAAAATATAGATTTAATAGGTTTATATGATGTGATACAAAATAATATTTTTATAACATATAATTTTAAAATAAAAAATGGATTTATTGAAGAATTAAATAATTTTACTTTTGATAATATTAAAAATGAAGTTAATAGTAATAATATAGATAAAACATTATCATTAATTTTAGAAAATCGTATAACTGAAAGATTTATGCATATATATAAAAATAGTGATAATTATAATATAGCAGGTGGTAAATATACTAAAGGAAATTACATTAAGAACTTTAATGATACAAATATAATTGATAGACCATTATGTAAATGTAATTTACCTTGTGAAGTTTTTTTAGATAAAAAAAATGATTTTTGGTTTAAATGTCCTTTAAGTAATACAGAATGGATAGATTTTTCACATCAGAATTTGAATATATCTGAACCTTGTGATTTTTTTGAAAAATATATAGATGATATACAATTAAAAAAAAATTATTCAGATTTTCAAAAAAAAATAAATAATAATGTTATATATAATATTCCTAAAATAGAAAAGAATTCATCTAATGAATTATCTTGTGTTATATGTCATATATTAAATTATAATCCTATATTTAATAAAGGATTTAGACAATTATGTAAAAAATGTGTAATAAATAAATTTGATGAAATTATAAATTATAAAAAATCTGAAATTCAATTTATTAATGATGATGATTAAAAATAAATACATTTTTTTATTTTAAACATTCAATGGTGTAAATCTTTATAAATAAAAAAATGATTATTTTTTATTTTTTCAATTATAAATATAAAAATGGATATTTATATGACTTGTTTATCAAATACAATTGAGGAAATGATTGATAATAAAATTGAAAAA